TTGTTCTATTTGCATATTACCCCCTACTCAAATTAATTACACGAAAATCAAATTCCATAAAACTGGTCTGGTGTGGTACAAACATAATCTTACCAACACGATTCTTTTTATTGGGTTTGGTTTCAAACTTAACAAATTTGTCAGCAGTCACCGTAACCTTATAGCAATTAAAACCAGGTTCATTACAATTTGCCTGCTCAACAACACCTTCAATAAAAGCATCATCACGACCAGCACATGGTGCAAAATCGTATGCACGAATCACATCACCAACTTTTGCAATACCTTCGAATTTCAACATAATGTACCTTTCACTCAATTAATACTACCATTATACTCTTACCACAGGGGAACACAAGCCCCTGTCGTAAAAATACAACACTATTTGGTTCTTTTAATGGAATAACCCTTTAATAAAACCCATTCAACATACGCTTCAACGATTACTGGTGTATCTGGCGTTTCCTGTTGTAATGCCTTTAATTCTTTGATTGTAAATTCCCATCTACTCATTATGCCAAACTTTCATATTCTTCAATAATGTGCCGTTCTGGCAGATTATCGTATTTTTCAATAAGCAACTCATTAAGAGCTTCCATCAATTCACCACGGTTCAATGTTTGAAAATAATTCATTTCATCACGAACCAGTGCTTCACGCATACGGTCAATATTAGAAATACTCATACGGTCTCCTTAAACCATTCATTCCAAAGCTCTCGCTCGTTCATTTCCCGTACCAACTCATCATCGGTATAATATTCATACCCTTTATGACCACATCTTAGAATGTTATCAATATAATATTCATCATTATATTCATTTTTGGATGTCATAATGGTATCAATATCATCATTGATAAGCATTTCAATCATTTCATGGCGTCTACTCATCTTGGTTCTCCTCTTCCCATTCACGCATATTCTCCGTGATACCATACATTTCATTCAATGCTTCTGGCAGATAATCTTCTGCTTCATCAGCATCCATGCCAGAATAATCAAACGATTCATCAAAACCGTCCTCATACACACCAGCAAAACCCATACCAGGTTCATTGTAGTAAGCACGAACCTCAAAACCTAATTCTTCCAACTTTGCATACGCTTCGGTTGGTGGACCCCATGGTGAATCAAACGAACCAACTAATTGACCATTTTCAATATCACAACCATATGGTGAGATATCCCACTTGGTACCCCAATTACTAATGCACCACGAGTACCAATCAGAATGGCCGTATTTGGCAATCAATGCTTCATCGGACTCACGAGCAGGCGCCGTGGTGTCTTCCAACTCTTTTGGTAATGGAATAAATTCATTCAACAACTTACCATCAGCAAAAGCGGTCTTTGCTCTTTCAAGCATCGCTGGATCTTTATGAGCCAGCTCAATATTGTTATTGCACCAATTTGGCATATTTTAATACTCCTTAATCACAAAATAAATTAATAACGCTGATGCTACCATATACAACAAAATACATATGTTTATTGCTAACATCATACTTTAACTACCTGCTCAACATTCAAAACAATATCAAACTTACGGAAATAATCATTGGCATAATTCACCGCCATTTGATATGAATCAAAAAGTAAACCATCACAAACATAGAATTTCATATTATTCACCTATAAACGATTTAATCCAAACAACCTGTATCACTTTACTATCCAACCACCTTGCCATTCTAAATCTATCTGGTTTGTAGATTGGATAGGTGACCAATAACTGGTCATCCTCAATCCGTTTCAATACGAAATACTGAGGATTATTTTTAATCAATACTTTAACGATCCTCATATTATCTCCACTTAAAAGACCATTATACAGGACTCTACCAAAAAAGTCAAGAACCCTGTATAATAGTCGACCATTCCGGTCAACTATTGGTAAATCAATCAGCAAGATTGACCGAACAACCTAGGCGTAATTGCCGTTTTACTACATCCACACCAAGTATGGTATCGGCATTTGACCACCGAAGCGCACCATAACCACTTTGGTCGGTACCAAGGCGACCAGAATTCTTCCACGCCTCACAGATAGCAAGACATACCGCTGGTGTCAATTCACCATCATATGAAATGTCCACCGAATCTTCCCAAGTGTCTTGGTAGGAATGCATACGGTGTGTACCGGCAATCATTTTCCTAGTACCTACTAACAATTTACCACCAAACATATTTGATTTAATCATCATATTTCCTAAAAGTCAGTTTATGTGCCCATTCCCTACCATAATCATAACTTAATGATAAACCATAATCATCATAATTTTTGGTAAATGAACTTCTAAATTCAATCATGCCATTAATAAAGGCATATATTTTACTCATAATCACTCCAATGTTAATGTTTCAATTTCCACATCCTCGGTCTCACCAAGGTTCTTACGAGGTATTTGCTTCTCGGTCAGTTTCATAAATGCTACCGCCTTTTCATAATCCGTAAAGGCACGGAGATTCAACCATTCCCAACCAGAGAAATCGACCAACTGACCAGATTTCACAATATACACATTCATAAGCATACTCCAATCAACAATAATGCCACACCAATACTAAACCGAGTTAATAACAGTTTGTCCAGATGGGTCATTCTGCAAAATCCGTCCAGTATTCTACTGCCTGCTCTGCCATTTCCAACGAGCAACCTAATGCTTGGGAGATTTGGTCGGCATTGTAACCACACTCCAATAATACCTGGACTTCATCCAGAAATGCTTTCATACCGCTCATACTGCCTCCATCTTAATAGTAAACTGAAAATCACCAAACGGATATTTGACGAAACCGCTGGTGTCCTTCTTTGCCTTGCCTTTGGCATATAAACCAACCACACAACCTTTTGGATCAAGAAAACGGAGATCCGAATCATCACCATTGAATACGGAAAGATTGTAGTTAAAGAATTTCTTCGGCATTGCAGTACCTTTCTTGATACCAAACACCACAGCAATATTCAATCCTTCTTCAACAGCACGCTTACAGTCCAGATAATTACCATCCGCCATACTAAAGGTGAGATGATAATTGGATATGCCAGCAACCTTACGACCAATCACCTTGGTATAGTCATAGAATTGCACATCAGGAAAAGCTGCAAAGATGTTAGTAAAGACTTCACCATTACGCATCACCTCATACTTTTCCCATGATAAATCAGAGGTGCCATTCAAACGGAAAACAGGAATAAGACCTTTCTTGGCAGATTGCTTAATTGCCAATTCAATATCAGCAACTAACCACTCCATAAAGTGCTTCCGCTCTTCAAAGAAAAATGCCGTTTTACGCATCCGTGCTTCTTGAATAACATTAGTGGTAGTACCTTTTTTGAATAGACCACCACGACCTGCCGTATTCAAACAAGCAGATTTGCAACCTGCTGTCGCTTTCGGACAAGTATTATAACCAGATAAGTCAGCAGGCGCAAGATGCAATATGTAAGTATTGTAACCTTGTGCCAAACCTTTCAGTATCTTAGGATTGCCAGTAGATAATAATTTCATAATAATAATTTCCTAATCAATAATGTGTACCATTATACAGAAATGGTAGAATAAATCAATATAAATCCGCAATATGTTGTACCAAAACAACACAATTAAACACTAAACAACCTCATATAACCAAAAGTTATATAGAAAGTGTGAAAAAGTGGGATAAAGTGGGATTGTCGTGGATTAAGTCGCTGAATATACCAGCATTGCGAGTCTTAGTTTGTTTCCACGATTCTCCTACTGTTTCCTACCATTTCCTGAGTATCCTAGAGTATATCTAAGCGACTCAGAGAATGGCAGAGCATTCTCAATACTACTTCGGTTATATCTGATTTAACTGATATAATTTACTTTGAACATTACCGGATAATTCTGATTCTTCATCGCCATAATCTTGGTAATCACTCATAGCGGAATAGATAGCATCTAATTCACTATCAGTTAATTCTATACTACGACCGGTTTCGGTATTCTGTAATAATATCATATTGGTTGGTTCTCCGATAATACATCTTGAATGCGGTCACGCTGCTCCCAAGTAAAATCATAGGCGAAGCGTTGTAATAAAAATACTATAATACTGGTAACTATATCATTAATCATACTGGTTCTTTCATAATTTTAAGGTAAACTAAATCATCAAGAGCATTATAAGCAATATCTAATAACGCAACATACTCTGGATGGTCGATATAATACTGGTCTTTTAAAGAAGCAATATCATTACGGATGGCAACAATCTTAATATCGGTAGCGTTATCAAGCATATTCGGCATTCGTTCTGATAATATCAATAGCATTTTGAAATGAATTGGTATAATCAATTCTATTATATTCTTCGTGAGTAATATCTCCGAATTGGGTGGAACTTAACGAATAAATTTCATACTGCGATTCGGAGAATGCATTGAATGATTCTACGAAATACCCGAGCGGATTATCATTACTATCATATACTTCAAATTCATTTTGGTCACGGGAAGCGTAACTTTGCACGACATAATAATCGGCAGTTTTTACTACAAATGCAACATTAATCATATTTTTATCTCTTTCACTTTAAAAATCTATTTTAACACAAAATGGCAATAAACACAAGCACTATTAATACTTGAGTAAATTAGTCAACTATTTGCAAATCGGTATAAATCACTTGACCGGCATTGCGTTTAATTACGGCAATTTCATTGCATTTGCGGGTTTCAGTTTGCCAGTAATCTAATTTTGGGACTGAAAATTCGGTGGTGACAGTCAGGTTTAAATCTGATTGCAACATTGCTAATAGTGTTTTCTTATCAGCAAGGGGTAATTCTTTTATTCTCTCTAGCATTTTATCTCTTTATAATAAATTTACTAATAGCATCTCAGCGAAATGCTACTATAAATTCACTATTAGGCGAATTTGGTAACTACAGGTTTACTAGGTTTGCGATTTGATTTAATCGCTTTAGCGCCCACTGGGTTGCGGAGCAATTCTAATTTTTGTTCTAATTTCGCAATGCGGTCTTGTTTTTTCTGAGCACGAAGCAAAGCAGAATTTTGTTTGCGTTGGAAATTAGCGTCACGATTAGCAGCAATATGCTCTTTAATCATTAATTTAATAGATTTGACTAAATTGCGTTTTTCGGCAACGGTGAGGTTTTGAATTGTATCAATATATGAGAACATAATTTTCTTTCGTTTAATAAGTGTTGATGAATTACTACAATAAGACTATTATACAGGTTTGTGCGGTATTGTCAATACTTATTTGCCACTCCCGTAAGTCATTGATCCGATTGAGGATAATACTGTAGCGTTTTGGTCAAGTATTGGTCGGGGTTCACGAGGACGCACGAGGACGCTTAGAGGTGGTACGGCTCGGAGGGTCGTGGAGCAGCTTCGGGAGCCGTGTGGGGATTGGGTGGGATACTGGAGAGGCGTGGTGCCAGAGCCGTATGGGTACTGCTTCGGAGTGCTTCGTGACTGCTGTACAGCGCTGTACTGGTACGGCTCAGAGGGCAGCTCTGATTTTGACTATATGGTGTAAGGGCGGGGGCGATGGAGTAAAGTGATAAGCTAAAAAAAGCTCCACCAGGTCAAACTCTTTTTTTCAATTTTTTATTTTCTGGGGCTCCCGTCAGGATTTCGATTTTTCAAAATTTTTTCTGGAGGCCGGTTTTTGGATATCTTGTATTTCTTACCTTTATTCCAAGGCACTCTACCTTTAGATGATTCGGACATTTTTTTTCTGGCCGTATCACTCATTTTTTTACCTTTATGAGATTCTGATATTTTCCTCTTTGTTTCTTCTGATAGGTTTAGAGTACCATTAATTCTTTTGGTCTCTAACATTTTTGCAATACTCTCAGGTGTTCGGTTTACTTTTCTGGTCTTTAAAGACTCCAAGAACTTCTGTCTTACTTCAGGTTGAGCCATGGCTTCTTTAGTTCTTTTTGATATTAATTCTTTATCAAGCGTCCTAGTGGATAATCCTTCTCTATACTTCTTTACATAATTTGGATCATTGTGTAACTCTATTGATTTTTGTCTAATCTTTTTAAGAGTTTCTTCAGATTTGTTTTTACCTGGATTATTAGTAACAAAATTACTTTCAGTCCTTAATTGTTTCTTCCATTCTTCGGTATGTCTAAATCCTGTTGAACCTTCACCACCAGAGGTTTTATTCTCAAGTATACCAGTATTAATATCTAATCGGCCATACCAAGCAATAAATTCTTTTTCATTGGAAAATGCTTGTTCTTCTGTAAGGTTCCGTAATACTATTTTAATTCTATCATTTGGAGGTAGGTCGACCATTTTATCTTTACTATATGCTCGATTACCTTTACCTTTACCAATATAGTAAGGTGTACCGTTTTCTCTCAGATAAACATAAACATAAAAATCTTTACCTACTTCCATACAGTTGCTTCTCCAATTCTTGTATTCGTTCTAATAGTTTCAGTACCTCACTCATTGGTACCCACTTACCAGATATATCAGTTGTTATATTTTTCATTTGAATAACCATTTTAATATTTGAAAGAAACCCACTACACTTCCTACTACTAAACAGAATACTATTGCATATCCTACTATTGCAGTGATGAGGTATAGTATTATATTCATTCTATCAATGTCCTTTCTTGTATCATCCACCATCTCTCTACGGCAGCTTTGGCGGATTCGGAGTTAACATACATTCCAAGTGAGAAAATTTCTTTGTTGTCTGGATAGATGGTTGTCGTGTGTTTAGTTTTAATCTGGTGTCCAGCAAGGCCAACTTCACCAATGATACGACCACTCTCATCATAATAGAGAAAGTTTGCAACGGTTTCTCCATCTTTCCATTTACGAATGTTCATATTGAAATATCCGGTCTATCGAAAACCATTGCGAAGCCACAGAGGGTGAGTAATCGGAATCCTTTAGGTGTTACTTCGTTATAGTACCAGAACCTTGGTTCGAACCAGAGATTGGGTTGTGTCCAGTATTGGAATATGTGTAGAATCCTCATTTGCTGTCCCTATCTCTAATGATTAAATTAACTCGTTCTTTACCGAATTGGTCTACGCAAATCCAAGTGTGGCTCAGCGGCTTCTGAGGACGACAGGTAAGAATGATATTGGAATCTTTTGGTATCTCGGAAGCGCCTTGTCCGGATGCGGCGGAAACGCAGAGGAATATGAGAGGTACTAGGAGTAGTTTTGCCATCGGAGATAATAATATAAAGTTTTGGTGTTGCGTTTCGCCGGTACGTTTCGTTACTTGGTGAGATTATTCCAAAAGTCGATATACGTTTCGATTAGAGTAGTCCAAAGTTTAATGATGGCTTTGATTGGATGTTCTATGATGGTGGCCATAGCGATAAGAGTGGCTGGTACAGCGACCAGTGCGGTGATAATAATACCAAGTATGCCTAAAAGTGTAATCATGTTTTTAAAAAGTCAATAATGCCTTGTGCTGTGTTAAAGTGGCGGGTTTTAAAGGAACGGTATTCTTCCAGTTCTTTTTCAAGTTCAAGTATGCGTTTGCGGAGTAATGAGTTCTGTTCTTCTGTATTGGGTAAATTCAATTTTAATTGTGGGTCAGGTATGACGCCTTCGTAACCAGGATGATACGGTGCTTCTTGTAGATAATCTTTTGGAGGCACAGCATGAATTCTTTCCAAGTATTTTTGATATTCTGGAGAATTGACATAATTTTTTAAATCCAATGTGGTTGCACCCGGTAACTGATCAGTTTTAAAAGTGTTCATGCCTATCTCCTATTGTGATGTTGAACCCATTTCTTTTCGTATCTCATTAATACGAGATTGTAATACAGAAGCGGCCGTATTGAAATGTCCTGTGCCTTCATGATGTGGTTTGTAATAATGTCGCAACAGAGTTTCTTTTTCTGTTTCAAGCACAGCCAAATATTCTTCGTTTGTAATATTAAAGTTTTTCATAGTTTCCATACCCATTGATATCCTGTATATATTCTTTCTTTACCGATCAAATCCATAAACTCTTTAACATAACCACCTTTACCAACTGTGTCAAAGTTATCATCAACACAAATCATAGTGCCTTCTCGTAGGCACGGCATAATAGCAGTCAGTTCAAAAATATGGTGCAATGATGACGGATGTGGATTGGCCATGTCAAAGTCAAATGAATCCAAATAGAGCAAGTCAATCTTTCGATTCTGTGATACCCATACTTTAGATTGTTGGTGTAGGAATTTTACCGAATCTGAACAGGTGAGATTGGCCTTCTTGGCCGTAGCAGCTGCAAACCGAATATTATCAGAATTAATATCGACCGAATAAAATTCACCACCATGATAGTCAATGAAAGTATCAAAGATGGTGGTAGACATACCATCACCTTCAAAATTGTTTTCTTGCCTTGCACAACCAGTTTCTACAATCAAAGGTTCATGAATTGACATCACATGATTGAGCATCATACCAAATGATGGTGCTCGCTTGGTCGTTTTATTGACCAATTCCACAATATGTTTCAGTTGTTCTTCGGTCATAAAATGTGTGTGTAAAAGGTGTATGCAACCATAATGATTGCTATAATAGTTACTATTACTGAGAGCGTTGTTTCCATAATTCCTCGCAAATTGATTTTTTGTCAGCTAACGATAAACAATCTTCCATAAATTCTTTTTGTTCCTTACTTATCTGCGCCACTACAGGTTTCACAGGTTCAGGTTTCACTTCTACCTTTGGTGTTGGTGTTTCATCAATCACAACCACAGGCGGTGCCGTTTTGGCAATCACATTCAATGGTTCTGGTGTGCCTTCTGACCGGGAGAATACAAAAATGATTATGAGAGCAAAGAAGCCTGCCAATAAAAATTTCCAATACATCACGCAGATAATACCAATACCAATGGCAATGATTGTAAAGATGATAATGGTTTCTAATCGACCTTGTGTGATGCCTAAGGTCGATAGAATCGTATTATAGTCCATGATTACTTAGCACGCTTAGGATCACAATGAACATTGATAGGCACCAATACTTTACCATGAGGAGTAACTTGTGTAACATACTCAACATAAGGCTTCATACCAGCATCTTCACATTCACCGACACCACGAATCACATCACGGCGTTCCATCTTCTCTACCTTTTCAGCACCAGCCACCGTAGGTGTTGATGCACAAGCCGGTAGTAATAACAACGGCAATAATATAATAAAATACTTCTTCACTTTAAATCTCCATTAATAAACATAATAAAAATATTATACTATAAGTTAATATGATTAGCAACCAGTCCATCTAATTGTACCATATTCTTTTCGTATAACATTGCCACGAGGAAAGTTTTTAGCTGGTGATTTCCAACTTGCCGCTTTCCAAATATCGCCAGTATTCAAATCAATGAATGAATGGCAACTTCTTTGTTTCAAGGATGACCCATGGTCATACCAATGAAAAATTCTTACATACTTATTGCCAGCATCAAAGCCGGTAGTAAAACCTAAATCGCTTTTGAATTGGCATTTACCTTGATAAGAATCATAATTACTTTCAATATATCTTTGGTATTCTTCAATATGTGGAAGAAGCTTTAAAAGTTTTTCACCAGATTTAGTCATAATATATCCCATAATAAAAAGCTAGTTTTTCTTTAAGGCCTATAACTAGCAAAAATAGGCCGCAACAGTTTTGTGAGATTTATGGTCCTCACCGGACGGCACCGACCTTGACCACTTAATACCAATTATAACACAACCACCTATATTGTCAAATGGCTGTTGTTTTGAAACAACTATTTACCACCTAGTGATTGTATCATTTCGGTAAGTAATTTTCTAGCCATGGAATCTGGTGTAGTCCAACACCGAATTCTTTTTAAATTGGCAACCAAATCATTCTGTGTCATAGATACTAGACCAAATCTTCAACTTTTCTTTTTTGTAATGTCTAGCTGCATTAATTGCAGTATCAGACAATACACATTGTTCTGTCAAAATATCAATCATCGCCAATACTTGGCCAACTTCCATTTGTAATTCTTCTAAGGTTGTACCAGATTCTTCGGTTGGCCACCTAGATTCTGTACCAAAACGAAATACTTTGGATGCAGCTTGAATTACTTCAGCACATTCTTCTTGTAGAATCAGCAGTGCTTCTTTTTGCTTCTCATTCATCATTATCTTCTTCAACAAATTTAATCACAGGCATATATTCTTCCACTTTTTTAAGTGCTGCTAATTTCGTAGGAGCAATTACTTTGCAAGTATATAAACCGTCTTTCATATTAATGGTAAATGGAACAATTCCATTTATAAACCATTCTTCTTGCACATAACACTTGATGTGCCATTCTCTAGCATCAAGGCATCGTTTAATCATTTCATCAGCGATCTTTTTAGGATCAAAATCATCAGCTTCAATTATTTCAGGCATTTTCGTTCAGTAATTGTTGGTTACGACCTTCGTTTAAAAATACTTCAACCATATGTTTAGCATCAACCAATGTTTCCATCACATTCATTTTTCTAAACAATCGGTCACCAATGTAAAGCTCAACAACATAACAATGGTCATTATGAAAAATGTTGGCTTTTCTATCAACGGCATATCCTGTGTGTAATAGTTTCATTTATCTTCTCCAAAAGCGTATTTTTTGGCAGCTTCTTCTGCTTCTTCTTCGGTGTTATAAAACTCGGTTTTAAATAAATCGGACTCTTTAAAAAAGTCCACAACATATGGTGCCATGATACACGATGCCACAAATAATATATCAGCGTGGCGGTGACCATGAGCACCAAAAAAAGATACTAACTGTTCTATCATGATATCATTCCTATGAATCGGTTAAGCACAACACGGTTTGCAACACGACCACCAGCATACTTACTAAATGCGGACACCAGACCACGAGTGGTGGCATTTTCTTTTACTTCAAAAGTATTATCTTCATCGGTGTTCAATGCTTCAGAACGGAGAACATAATACTCATCAAAGCCAGCCGTAGTAACAACTGCAAATTTAGTTTTACGGAATGAAGCCTTGATAGTTTCGTAATTGGCTGTGCGTGGATAAAAGTCATAAATCTTACGACTAAACTCACGACCAGAAATTACATAAAAACCTAACACATTACAATTGGTACGAGCTTTTAATAATTTAACATACGCACCGGTATGACCAGCACAATTATATATGTTATCAACAATTTCTTGATGTTTAGTCAATGGGTCACGAATAATCAAACCAAAATCTTTAACACCATAGTCTTTACCAATTCTGTGCAATTTGCCTTCATCGTTTTGGTCATAAGTTTGACGGAGTGTATGTCCTTCACCATCAGTTAAAAACACAGCATTGACAATTTGTAATTTATATTGTTTCTGAAAGGCAGGAATAATTTCCATGGCGGCAATAATTGCTTCATTCAATGGTGTACCACCCATAGCCATAAAGGTAGGTGTATATCTTTGATTGTTAGCCATGAATGTTAAAATCTTGGCCGCTTTGGTAAATTCACCAGCCGACATTCTACTTGATAACAGATTCATCAGGTAAAAAGGATTACTTGCAATATCACCTTTTTTTGGTGTAATTTCATATTGATGTGCATCATATGATTCAGGTGAAGCAAAAGCATATACATCATATGGAATGTTTACTTTCTTACAGAACATTACCAAACTGATTAATTGTTTAACGGTGTTTGCAATATGGTCGTGCATTGAACCAGACCAGTCTAAGAACATAACAAGACCATGTGATTTGCCATTCGGCACAACCGAAATCTTTTTGAAGATGTCATCATTGAACTGATAAGAAAAAATCTTCTTCATATCAAGGTCACCAGTTTTGGCCGTAGATGCACGTTTTAACTGGTCGGCATTTTTACGCAATTCAAACTCTTTGACAAGATAAGAAACTACTTTGTTTGTATCACGGCGTAGTTTGGCATATTCACCATTTTCTATTTTTTCAAAATCAAATGCCCAATTGGAATGTTCTTTTTGAATTTTTCCATATAATTCTTTGTATGAAAGAATACCTTTTTTCATATCAAATTTTGGAATGTTGCCATACATATAATTGCTTGCATTTTCAGCAAACAACTTTTTCTCATTTTGTTTAAATGCTTCATCGGTGAAAGCACGAACATTATCTTCTTCTATTTCTTTATGGTCAAAGCGGTCATCATTACCGATAATTTCAGTATCTTCATCTTCACCATCATCACACTCATCAGAAGCTCGTTTTGAACCAGATTCGGTTTCTTCGCCTTCTTCGGTTTCATCACCAAAGTCATCGTCCCATTCATTGGCAAAATCTTCACCATTATCACCATCACCATCTTCATATTCCTCGGAATCTGGTGCATTGGCTTTACGCTCTTCTTCTTTTTGTTTCATAAAAGCCAAAACTTTTTGAGCAACTACCAAAACATCATCATAACTTTCAGTAGCTTCAATCTCATTAAGTAGATTTCTTTCTTCGGCATCAAAACGAATACCAAGCATAGCACCGCCTTTGCTGTGCATATTTACTCGGTCAACAAAATTCAATTCATTCAAATCAACACCATTGGTACCAAAGAAATTCTTTTGAGTTAATTCAACATATGCTTTTGTAAAAGATGAACGGAGACCTGGATATTTGTATTTGACTTTCTTTTCAATACGAACATCTTCGATAACATTTGAAATGGATTGTGGAATCTTTAAATCTCTGGCACGGAGAAGGCCAGATTCAGGAGTGTATAATGCGTGGCCAACTTCATGACCAACAAAAAGGTCATAAAGATAACCAGAAATATTCTTATCTAATACAGGAATTGTCAAAACACGATTTTTAACATCAAAGCAAGCAGTAGGAACATTGCGCTGTTCCACTACTAAGTTCTCGGTAGCCATCAATTTGGCTAAAAGTGATTTGGATTCAAGTAATTGCATATAAGCTCCTAACGATTAATATAACAATTATACAGGAATCCTATGTTCCGTCAAGTGTTTTCTTTGGAAGCGTTGTTTTTTAGCAACACATCAGATTACTGATACAATTCCTTCATCTTTTGGTAGTCGGAAAGGTCTTTTTCGTGTTGAGAAAGTATTGCCCACTTGCGAGTTACGATATCTAAGCGTTTCCAAGCAGGAATTTCTTCATCATCTGCACGTGCAGCTTCAAAAAATAGCATATCATTCAGCATTTTTCAGTTCCTCGTCAAAAAAATTGTGCTCAATCGCACTTGCCAACTCATCTGCAAGCTTCGGATCAAATTTTACAAGAAAATGTGCTACATCTTGAGCAGGAATGTGCCTTAGATTGAACATAATCTCATCTATACCTTTATATATTTGTGTTTCTTCCCATTGTTGTAACATATTTTCTCACATTTCATAATATTGGTCAATCACAACGATATTTTTGCCTCGTTGTTTGGCTTTTCCAAGTGCTAACATGGATTGTAACTCAATTTCTTTCTCTTGGCAAGTTAAAGAGCTAAAATATTCTTCGTAATCTTGCCAATCTTCATCTGTCCAACCTTTTGGTGTATTCATATCATCTTCTCATACTCGAAATTTCTTTGGCTTCTTTATCCGTGAATACAGGAACGGCATTTGACTTGTGCATTGTAGCCACACCTTTCATTTTTTCACCTGTATATGAATTTTGAGATTTTTTGGTACAAGGTATAAAACCTGTATCAATGGATGCGTATAGGGGAGTTTCCCTGCCAGCTGGAATTCTAGGAATAGGAATAGATTTGGAAATACTCGTGGTATTGGTGTAATTCGTTTTTGGAGATATTGCCAAAATCTGATTTTGCCATTCTTCGTGGCGTAATCTCACCAATTTTGGAACTTTGCGTCTTTTAGACTTAGGAATGTAACCGTGTATAATCATAATGTAATCTCCAAGCAGGAAACTACTATGATACTACAGTTTAGAGAAAATGTCAAGAGTAAGTGTTGTTTTTATGACACACCTACCAGATTATATGGATCCAAAGCTTTATTTTAAAAGCGGACACCGATACTTATCCGAAAAAATTTAAATATAAGTGGAAATAATGTTTTTTCTTATATTATGAAATTATAATCGTATTGGCCAATCTTTTTCATCAAACAAATCAATTGAATCTTCGTATTCGTGATTTTTTAACTTCTTCACTTCAGCGTGTTCACCTCTACGTTTTTTACTATGTAAGAAATTCTTCGCATAATCATAATCATCTGAATAATCTTTATTTTTGCGAAACTTGCCTATAAACTTTGTCACTACTATCTCCTATTTCAAGGTTTCAAATGTTATGCCTTTTATTTTTGTTTCTGGCATATTGTGCATATCCATATCCGACACATAGGTTATGTCGGAATGTGGATAACAAATTTTTACAATTTTGAGAAGCTGGCAGACTGTACCATCCGAATCATTAAAAGTGAATACTTCATCAACACATCTTACATTTTGAATAATCTCACGCCGTGTTTGATAATTGTGTGTGAATCCACCACGAGCATACACCATCCACCAATCTGAATGAACTCCAACCACTAACCAGTCACCTTTCCTCTTACATCTTTGTAGAAAGTGTAATTCATTAGATTCTAAAGGATCAAACTCACCGGTAACTACAATGATTCGTTCTTTATCGTGCATTTAGGGTAAAAGTTTTGGAAATGCCTCTTTGACAAAATTATATGTCAATCCTTTCACGCCTTGGTCTTTTTGAAAGATACCCATCACAACTTCAGCTTCACGAGGTTCTAAAGATTCTAAGAATAGAATCAATAGTTCGTTTTGTTTTCTTGGAGAGAGTTTTTCAGCCTCAGGATGTCCTTCCTGAAACAGATAGATTCTACGAATTTCTGTAGATAATTGAGCAACAGAAATTCCTGGTTTTGTATCAGGAATTTTGTAGTTTTCTGGCATTTCTTTTATTTTCCATTTATGACCTGGATGAAAAGTAAATTCTAAGACTTCTACCAATGTTTTTGATAGATTCTTTTCAATTACTGCCATTCTTTCTTTTTTGTTTGTTGCAGCTTCAAATTCGTCAAACACTTCATAGATATTTTTCATTAAAATTCCTCAATAACATCCATTAAATTTTTCAGTTTGTTTTCAATAAAATAATTTAATAGTTTTTGGCGAGATGCCGGTTTTGTTTCGTCATAGGTATTTATGATTTTTTCTTTTATCTCTTTTGGAATAAAAGTTAAGTCAATCAATGTGGCATTTCTGGCATAGTTGGCTTTATCAGTTTCATTGTAGTTGGCCACATCCTCTTTCAGATACTTATCCAATACTCCCTTAGTGATTGGTTTCTGTCTAAGGTCACGGACAAAACAATCGGATGGTGAGAACATATTTGGAATGCCATCACCTTTATCACCACGAATAATCTTCTCTTTTAATTCTTCAATCGGTTTCTCAGACTTAACAAACTTCTTCTGTGCTGGATTGTATTGTTTTACATTACTGCCATAATTTTGTAATTGTAAAAAGTCCCCATCACTTGATAGAATCAAAATCTTCTGATGTGGTGCATAAATTGGTACAAGTGTGCCAATAATATCATCGGCTTCAGCACCTTCTACATCAATTACTTTATATGGAAAGTTTTCCCGCAGTTCAGATTTAAATTTGGCCAACATATCAAAAATTAAATGCCAGTCTAAATCGGATTTTTCTCTGGTCTTTTTACGACCAGCTTTGTAGAATGGAAAATATTCTTTACGCCAATATTTACGGTTATCACAACACAATACTACATCACCATAATCTTTTCGAAAGTTGCGGATGTGCATACGGAGAATATTTAGAATCATGTGTCGTACCAGACTTTCATCTAGTTTAACACCTTTTTGGTTTGAAATCTGAGCCATAAGGCCAGATAGTAATACTTGATTTAAGTCAACGAGAATCATAACAAACTTTCACAGTTTCAAAATTATATTATATCACTTTTTCTTTATCATGTCAAGCAGTTTGTTTAACAGTTTATGTGATGTGGTAGTCTTTCTGGCAATTATACCATAAAAACCACCTGGTATTAATCCTGAAACATATTCTAATGGGCAAGCAAGGATGGCTTCAAAGTCATCAAACTCGTCATATTCTTCGGGGTTTTCTTTACTCTCACGGAATAATACAATATGATATAAATCACCAAGAGAAGTACCACCAACTTTTTCTCCCGGATTTGCATATTCAGAACTCATAATATCGACTCGGCCTTCTTCATCTCCTGATAGAAATGTAAAGAAGTCAAGATTTTTTTGTTTGAGTGGTTGTAGGTAATCCAGCATCTTTTTCCTTAATGTGAGCTTTTCTAACTCTTACCATTATCCATGTGTTATAATATTCATCACTCTCTAATACACCTTTGGTAAATTGTTCTTTTGCTTCCAAGTAAGAACACATTCCTTTAGAGTGACACAAATGAATTATTTCACGGACAAAGTTATCGTGTCCGTATTGTAACACATCTTGCTTCAAGATGTCACTACTTCCATAGTAAGTTTGCCAATCTGAACTGGCTTTATACTTTTTCTTTTTACCTTTGACCTGTTTGGTTTTGGCAGAATAAAAAAATTTCTTGCCTATGTATTTTTTACCATTCGTCAGATTGGTTATCTGATACACGAACCCGTAATTATTACCAATCAAGTCTTCCGTAAAATCTTTACCATCATATTGCCAGTTTAGTCCCATTCCTTAGTGTCCAAATCATCTTCATCATCCTCTATATAGTCCTCGGATAATTCTTCGATTTGTTCACCACAGAATGGGCAATGTTCTGGTAATTCTTGTGAGACCATTTCTTCCATAAATGATACAGTATAAGTTGATTCACAACTTAGGCATTCACCTGATAATGATTTGTCTGTCATTTAAATTCCTTAATGAGCCCAAACTTCACCCCAATTTCCTGACAAAGCTCCTTTTGCATAATCAGTTGCTCTATTCTCAAAGAAATTAGTATGTGTTGGTGCGTTAATCATTTCTTCTACCCATGGTAGAGGATTCTTTTTCACTTTAAACACACCTTTAAGACCCAAAGAGATTAATCGGCGGTCTGCAATATAACGAATATACTTCTTAACATCTTCTGAAGATAAACCTTCCATTTCATTTACACCAAATGCAAGGTCAATAAACTTATCTTCTAGTTGAACCATTCTTTCTGCAATCGTGTAGATTCTTCCTTTGAGTTCATCATTCCAAATCTCACGATTTTCTTCTATGTATGTTCTAAACAATTTAACCATGGACTCTGCGTGTTGAGTTTCATCAACAATAGACCATGTGATAATCTGACCCATGCCTTTCATTTTACCGTGACGAGCAAAGTTCAATAACATAATAAATGAACTGAATAGTTGCATACCTTCGGTAAAGGCTGAGAACACGGCAATATGTGTTGCGGTATTCTCTCTAGTGGTATTCTTATTGGAGATTTCCATAACATAGTCATGTTTCTCTCTCATTGCCTCATACTCTAGGAACTCATTGTAGGTGGTTTCAGGTAGGCCTAGTGTTTCAATCAGGTGTGAGTAGGCTGCAATATGTAACGCCTCTCTGGCAGCGAATCCTGTCAGCATCATACGAACTTCAGGTTGTGGAAAGTATGGCAGATAGTTCTTAACATAACCACCAGCCACATCAATATCACCTTGTGTAAAGAAACGGAAGATTTGTGTTAGAAATGTTTTTTCTTCTTTGGACAATTTCTTTTTCCAATCTTTCACATCTTCGGACATAGGAACTTCGGTGTGTAACCAATGAGATTGTTCATGTTTTAACCAAGCTTCATATGCCCATGGATAATTGAAAGGCTTAAAATAGTTACGCTCTTCCGATAGATTTGATTCTACTTTTTTTATCATTATTGTTTTCCTTTAAAATTAACCTTCGCAAGCCAAACATTCGTTGCCTTGAGCAATAGCACTCATATCTAATTCTTTAATCACTTCTCTTTCAATCTTTTTGGCAACTTTGTCTGCTTTACCAATTTTCTCAGAACGACAATAGTATAGAGTTTTCAATCCTTTTTTCCATGCAAGAAAATGACAAGCATGAAGATACTTTAAATTAACATCTGGTCTAAAGAATAAATTAAGTGACTGTGCTTGGTCAATATATTGTTGTCTATCAGAAGCCAATTCAATCACCCATCGTTGGTCAATTTCCATGGATGTTTTGAATACGTCTTTATCATGGTCGGACATCCATTCTAAATGTTGAACAGATCCATCATTAGCAATAATAGACGACCAAACATCATTATACCAATCTTCTGGTTTATCGTGTGATAGTTTAATAATCAACTCATTCAACCAACGATTCTTGTTTAGATATGCTCCTGATAAGGTGTCTTGTCTGTAAGCATTAGCACGATATGGCTCAATAGAAGGACTGGTGTTGCCCATAATAATGGAGCTAGAAGCATTTGGGGCAATAGCCATAACATGAGAGAACCGTAGACCGGTGCCAATACAATCAGGAGGAGAGCCACGTTCTGTACCCAATTGAAGATTTGCATTATTTAATCCTTCTCTAATGTGTTTAAATATTTTATTATTTGTAACTTTGGCCATTACTCCTTCAAAAGCAATGCCATTGCGCTGTAGATAAGCATGGAACCCAAGAGCACCGATACCAATAGAACGTTCTCTTTCGGCACTATACTTTGCACGAGCAATAGCATCAGGAGCATTAGTGATGAAGTAATTAAGGACATTATCAAGCATTTCGGCAACGTCTTTAAGAAATAGTGGTTCAGACTTCCATTCATCATAGTTCTCCAAGTTTAAAGAAGATAAACAACATACAGCTGTTCGATCCTCATTTGTGGGTAGAATAATTTCAGAGCAAAGATTTGATTGATGAATTCTTAAACCTTTGTCTTTGAGAAATTGTGGCATCTCACGATTACTTGTATCAATATAATGAATGTATGGTTCACCAGTCATCATACGAAGCTCTAGAATTTTTTGCCAGAGTTCTTTTGCCGATACAACTTCACGCACCTCACCTGAATGTGGGTCTTTTAATTCCCAATCATCTTTAGCTTCGGGATCAAGCATGCATGTTTCAATGATGTGCATGAAGTCATCGGTAATATTAATACCGTGATGAAGATTTAAGCAACGAACATTTGGATCGCCTGTCGGCTTGCGCATCTCTAAGAAAGAGATAATATCTGGATGAGAGATATTGAGGTAAGCAGCATAACTGCCCCTGCGAGTGCGACCTTGCCTGTATGCCAAAGAACTGGCGTCATAGATTTTGAGGTGAGGCATGACACCAGTAGATTTATCGT